CTTTGGTGAAGATCTAATTATTAACCCTCGGGACTCTGGCTTATACTACTGGGACAAAACCAATAGTCTGGCTCAACGAGCCGTTGAAATCGGAACTCTCTCCGGCGCGTCAGACACCCCTGTTATCGCTAAACAGGTTCTTGTTTCTGACCTTGATCGTCATGTTCTTGCCTTTGGGTGTAACCCGCAGGGCAGCACTGTGCAGGACAATCTACTCATTCGGTTCTCAGATCAAGAGTCTCTTACTGACTGGACAGCTACCGCGACCAACACCGCTGGTGATCTTCGTCTTGGCTCCGGGTCTACGTTTGTACAAGCTGTAGAAACAAAACGAGAGGTTCTCGTCTGGACGGATAAATCTTTGCATTCGTTGCGGTTCATCGGCCCTCCGTTCACTTTTGGTATACAGCAGCTTGCATCTAACATCACTATTATGGGTCCGAAGGCTGCAGTAGCTACGGAAGATTTTGTGTTTTGGATGGGGATCGACAACTTTTACGTCTATGCCGGACAAACAACTCAGCTACCTTGCACAGTCAGAGACCATGTTTTCAATGACTTTAACAAAGAACAGTCAGAGAAGGTTGTCTCTGGTGTTAATTCTCAGTGGGGAGAGGTAATTTGGTTTTACCCCTCTGAAAATTCTGAAGAGAATAACAGGTATGTAATATACAATTATCTAGAGAAGCTCTGGTATTACGGCACACTTAGTAGAAGTGCTTGGTTGGATCGTGGCATTCGTCAGTTTCCTATCGCGGCAGGTGGAAATTATTTATACAACCACGAACTTGGGCAAGATGATGACGGAGATCCTATGGATTCATTTATTGAGTCAAGTCAGATGGATGTTGGTGACGGAGAAAGATTTATGCACATAGGCAGGATTATTCCCGACGTAAAGTTTGACGGTTCTGATTCTATTAACCCGTCAGTAGATTTCACTGTGAAGACACGAAACTACCCCGGCGGTAATTACTTGCAGACAGAAACAAAGACCGCAACAAGAACCGCCACTTCTCCTGTGCAACAGTTTACAGAGAAACTAGATGTTCGAGTAAGAGGCAGGTCTTTTGCTTTCAGAGTTGACTCAAGTGCCGCAGGTGTTCGCTGGAAGCTAGGAAGTCCTAGGGTGGATATCCGGCAGGATGGGAGGCGCTAGTGTCTTCTCGTGCAGTAGGACCGCCAAGGCTGCCAACACCATTTGATGAAGTCACTGTTCAGTATATGGAGGACTTGATTAGGGTGCTGGAAATCTATATTCAACAGGAAAGAAACCCGGGAGAGATGCGGGGTACGACCTTAACATTAACATCGTTACCTACAAGCGCCACTGGACTTGAGACAGGAGCACTGTATAATGATTCTGGTACAGTAAAGATTGTGACATAATATGGCTATTTTTGGTGATCTTGGAAAAGCATTAGGGCTACCTAGCGCAAAAGAAGCACTGCCTATGATCGGCACTGCGGTTGGGATGTATTTCGGCGGACCTATGGGTGCGTCTATTGGTTCTGGTATTGGTAGTTTAGCTGGCGGAAAAGATATAGATGATGCTCTTAGAAACGCTGCGTTAGCTTATGGTGTTACTTCTTTGATTCCTAGCGGCATGTCTCAAAGTCTTACAGCAGATGGTGTGGGGCAAAGCGCACTAAACTCAGCTATTTACGGGCCAACGACGGCAGGTGGTCAAGTGGCAACAGGGGGATCCTCCGGTATTTTCACTTCGGCTCCGGGAGATGCTTCTATAGCTACAGATGTAGCTAGCAGCGGCGGCGGCGGCGGTTCTAGTTTCATGAGCAACTTGTTTGACAGCGCTGCAAAAGACCCGCTCTTGGCTCTAAGCCTTGGGTCCTCGGCCCTCGGACTGCTTGGGTTAGGTGAAGATGATGATGGTGGAACACCTCGTCCGTATGCAGATGTAGATGGATTTAACATAAACGTAGTGGATCCGATTACAGGGCAGCAGCTTGACCTAAAAGATAGGGAGCAAGCCGAGCAGTATAAAGATAACGTGGAGAAGGCTAGGTTAGGCTTGTATGATGACACCACCAAGGGAATCCCGGGGTATGCTCACGGCGGAGCTATGTACGAACACGATAAAATGGGTTATGATGTAGCTGTACGAGGGGAAGTTGATGGTCCCGGAACTGGCACATCTGATTCCGTTCCCGCACGTTTATCTGACGGCGAGTTTGTTTTGACAGCCAAAGCGGTTCGTGGGGCCGGTCAAGGAGACAGAGATATGGGCGCAGCACGTTTATATGACATGATGGCAGAACTGGAGGCCACGGCGTAATGGCTACACAAGTACAAGAAGTAACTCAACGGCTTCCGGCGTTCCAAGAAGAATATCTTCAGAACATATTTGAGTCCACGGAAAACCTGTTTAAACCCGTCTCTGAAGGTGGGCAAGGTCTCACAATGCCGTATGCCCCGGGAACGGTTGCTGGTCTTTCTCAAGGACAACAGGATGCCATTAATTTAGGACTGTCGGGTGTAGGTGCTTATCAGCCGTACTTGCAGCAGGGGCAGCAGGCTATGGGCAGCGGCGTATCAGCCGTCGGAGCAGGTCTTGGTGCGGTAGGCACTGGTTTGAACACAATGGGCACTGGACTTGGTATGGTTCAGCAGGGTACGGGTGGCGTACAGCAGGGCCTTAGTCAGGCAGACATTGCCTCTCAGATGGTTGGTCAGGCTGGTTACGGACCCACAGATTACCAAGCATTCATGGATCCGTACATGAATGATGTTGTCCAGCAACAATACAGAGACATTGCACGGCAAGGACAGATTCAAGAACAGAACCTTGGCGCACAGGCAGTTGGCTCGGGTGCATTTGGTGGTGCACGACAGGGTGTAGCACAGGCAGAAATTGGCCGGAATGTTATGGAACAGCAGGCGCGCACAGGGTCTCAGCTTAGATCTCAGGGTTTTGCTCAAGCGCAGCAGGCAGCACAACAGGCAGCGCAGCAAAAATTAGCACAGGCCGGACAAGCGGGTTCATTAGCTGGGCAGTACGGTGCTCTTGGTGGGCAAATGGGTGCTTTAGGTTCACAGGTAGGACAGATTGGCTCTGCAACAGGGCAGCTAGGTGCAACCTCCGGCGCTCTTGGTGGGCAGCTAGGTCAACTTGGGCAAGGCATTGCTGGACTCGGACAAATGGGCCAGCAAATGGATGTACAAGATATTAACACCTTAATGACAACGGGTGGATTGTCACAACAGCAAGCTCAGAACGTAGCGAATATGGCGCAGCAGAATTTAATGGCGCAGCAGAATCTTCCTTTCCAGCAGCTAGGTTATATGTCAGACATTTTCCAAGGGATTCCATCTATGTCTACGACAACAGGTCTCACAACAACACCACCACCTAGCACATCATCACAGTTAATGGGACTGGGAATCGCGGGCCTAGGGGCTTATGGTCAGATGAATCAAGGGCGAGGGTTCCCGGGTTTTGGTAAGTAAGGAAAATAAGTAATGGCAAGACCACCACTTAATCGTCCTATGTTCCGTGTACCGGGGATGTCTCGTCAGCCTCAAGGTATTCTTGCGTCTGGGACACAGATCATGAACGCTGCTCAACGGAACATGGTCCAAAATCCATTTATGATGGGGGACAATGCTGTGCGTCCAGTACAGGTGTCTACGGCACCTACTGTGCAAGCACCTGCTTCACGGATGAATACCATGGACACAGACATTATGAATTCTTTGTCAGCATCTGAGGCAGAAGCCATGTTAGGTCAGCAGTTTTCTTCTGCTGCGGCTGTGAGGCCACCTGCTGATCCAACCATCAGATCATCTCTTTCTCTCGACGCAGAAGGTGAGGCCGCTCTCAAGTCTGTGGGGGATCGTATAAACGAGAGTAATAAAGATATTCTATCAACACCAGCGACAGAAACAGATCGCCTCAGTAAGTTTCAATCTGATATGCGGAAGAATATTGACGACTATAGAGCAAAACTGGAAAGCGCGGAGCCGCCGTCATTGAATTCACCTATTGCTGCGTTAGGCGGAGATTCATACAATAAAATTGTAAATGATATGGTCACAGCAAATGACACGGATATCCCAAGCATAGCAGACTACAAGCTGTCTGACTTTAAAGATCTTGCTATGGAAGTAACTGGTAGGGACAGAGATCCTAGCGAAGTGGCAGATGAAGACAGGGATACTGCTTTCTGGCTTAACCTCATGAAAGCGGGGCTAGCAATTGCTTCTGGCGAAAGCTCTAACGCTTTAACTAATGTTGCAAAAGGTCTTTCTTTTGGTCTTGAGTCATATGCTAAAGACATGAGCAAGATTACGGATAGAGAAAGAGAAGACAACAGGGAACTTGCAGGCATTAAGTTTGCTTTGTTGAAGGATCAAAAAGACGCGGATGTTGCACAACGAGCCGCTAAGATTCAAGGGTTGCAGGCAAGAGTGGCTATAGCAGACAAGCTAACTGACAGAGAGCTTGCTCAGTTTGATAAGAAGCAGGCTATTGCTTTACAGGGTTTGAAGCTAGAAAATGATTTTATTGTTAAATTAAATGAAATGGGAATAAAGTTAGACGAGTTAGCCTTTAACAAAGACAAGTTTAATCAGACTGTCAAAGCTACATTGGCGGGCCATACACCTAAGTTTGTTCGTGAGCTAGCGGCTGCTGGGTATGTCGCCGCGACAGATCCGGAAAGAGGTGTGGACTTCTCCGATCCGAACAGCTACACATTAACCGAGGCGGGTCAAACACTGTTCTCAGCATATGTTGAATCAAAAGGAACCTCTCGTATTACAGAGTTGATGAGCGCCGCAGATGCAGCAGCGGAAGTCCAAGCAGTTGATATGCTTACGTTCAATCATTTGGGGGGTGACGCGGCTAGCAAAGCAGCAAGAAACTCAGCTTTGCTTCTTGGAAAAATGAAACTACCTTCCGACATGAAGGACAAGATTAATGTGTTAATACCGATTGCTCAGGCGCAGAATGCTAGAACCACATCTCCAGAGTTTATCAATTATGTCCTTGAAGAAAACGTACCGGGCGTAAAATACTTCGACCAAGACGGCACGGAAGTTCCCCAAGAAAAGGACTATAAGCTACTGGAGTTTGAAAAAAGAGCGGACTTCAGAAACAGGATCGCATTTATTGAGTTCTCGTCTGTAGGGAAGCCGCCTCCGCCACCTCCGCCTACACGATCCAATGAATCAGGGGGTTCAAGAGTTCTAGCGACACCGGAGTAATAAATGGCTAATTGGAAGTATGGCGGGGAATCTTTTTCTTTACCTGACGGGATTTCTGCAGAACAAGCCACTGACCAAATTGAGGCTATTCTAGAAGACCGCCGCATAACAGAAAACTCCAGACCTGACACAGATGATTCCGTTGCAGATGAGCCTGCGGATCAAGGGCCTATTGTGTCCAAACCACAAGAGCGTAGTGAAGAAGGCCCTCTCGGTCAGATCTTGGAAGGCATAGGTAGCGGCCTTACCAGAATTGTACAAGGCCCGCTAGAGCTTGCAGGTATTTATTCAGATATAAAATATGTTAATGACCCAGTGTTCCAAGCAGCAATGCGGGAAAAAGTAAAAGATGGAGAAGCTGTTCCTGCCTCGTCAACTTTACCGCTGACCGATTTAATAGTTGAGGCAGGGGATTCCGTTCGAGAATTTACAGGTCTAGCCCCAACCACAACCACAGGGAAAGTCTCAGAAGGAATTACTCAGTTCCTAGGCCCGGGTTACTACGCTTCTAAATTAGCGTCAGGGACAACTAGACTGGGTAGGTATGCTGCGGCCAACCTTGCAAGAAAAGGCACACGCAATCTTTCTAAAAGACAAAGACTAACTTTGACTGGACAGCAGATTGCTGCAGCGGCAGGGGCGGACTTTATTGTAGCCAATGACGACACCGAAGGGCTTCATGACTTTTTTGAGCTAGGACCGGACCGCTCTCCTGAAAAAGTAGTTGGTGAAACCGCACTTGAAAACTTTTCTACTAGGCTACTGGATCGTGCTTTACTTGGTGCGGAAGCAGGGCTTGGGCAGGCTGTGCTGCCTCCTGTTCTAGGGGCAGTTTTTAAAGGTGCTGCAAAAGTTGGTGCTAGTCGTCCAATTGAAACAGTCTCTGATGTCTTAGCTAGAAACGGTTATCAGCTACCTATTGCATCAGCATTGCCTCGTAGTTTTGCTGAACGCGCTCGTCAAACAACCGTCGCAGACTTGTTGTCTTTAGGTGCACTACCTGCTGCAAGAGCAGGTGTAGAATCAGCTACCAATGCAATCTTAAAACAAGAAGCCAGAATTCTAGACTCTTCGGAAACATTAAGTTCTTTTGATAAGATGCTGGGCGGCATGTTTGCAAACCTTCGATATCGTGGGTACTTGGATCCATCCGCCGCTAAACTAAACTCTCTTGTAAACGCTGCTGTTGAAGGCGACGTTAAGGTGGCAGAGCGTAAACTTAAAATGGTGGAGAAAAAGATAGAAGCCTATCTAAAAACTCCCGCCATGGAACAGCAGTCTTCTGTTACCAAACAGACACTATTAAACTCTTTTATGGATGTTTTGGAAACAGGGCAGCGCCCTGAAAACCTGCCCGACGAATTGTTCGCGGCGTACAAGTCAGCACGAACCGTTATTGATAAACTGTCTGAAAAACTTATTGACTCCGGCGCTGTCCGCAATTTGCCAGAGACTGCCGCTCCCGGCAAGATGAGCCGCTCTCAGTTGATGCAGGTCATACGCGACAACATTGAATCAGGTGGATACCTTCGCAAGAGGTATGCGGCTTATGAAAACCCTGACTATAAGATTGAGGCGGGCACCGACAGAGAAAGAGAGATATTTGATCTGATCCGTGGGAGCCGTGGCGGTAGATACGACAGTACCGTATTCAATCATATGAAAGAAGTTTTAAGCGGTGGCGAAGACGTTTTTAAAGTAACCTCTGAACAAACTGTAGACACTCTTACTGAGCGCCAGATGAGAGAGTACATACGTCTTGTCTTATCAAAAACGCCTGCAGGGCGTAAGATTGCATCCGAACCTATTGGTCGCACAGCTATCCGCAGGTTAAACCCACAGCTTTTAAACCGCCGTAAGGTTGACAGCCCTGTACTAAAAGAAATACTTGGGCAGACTAAGAACCCCACAGAAGCTTACATTGCTACTGTGTCTGACTTGTCTACGTTTATTGCCAACGACTCTTTTTATACGCGCCTCCGTCAGATAGCTAACAATGATATAGCAGACGCTACTTTCCGGAGAGGTAAGTATGGCGAACGATTTGCATCAACTGCCGAAAGAGAACAGCTTGCTGAACTTAGAAGGACAAACCCTGCAGCTACCTTGGCGGACTTAGGGCCAAAAAGACGCGGACGTTATATTAATATTGTTGATGAAACAGCGCGTAGAAAAGAAGAAGTGCAGTTGCAGTTGGATCAAGCTGTAGCGGAGGGTGCTTCCGAAGGTCGTATCCGGCAGCTTGCTCAACAGTTAGATATGGTTGAAGACACGTTGTTAAAAGAATTAAAGAGCGACGGTTATCATATCATTGGCCGAATGGACGGAGCTAAAAATATACGGTCCACGGACCCCGGTGCAGCCGAAAGTGCCTTCGGGGAGATGCACAACATTGCTGTCCCGGAGGCAATGTGGCGCTCCTTGTCTCGTAGACCCTTAACTAACAGTGACGGCTTGAACGAAATCCTGCGACAGTCATACGGCGCAATGATGAAGTTGAAGGGTGTTACGCAGTTCAACAAAACAATTTTGTCACCTATTACGCAAGTACGTAACGTAACGTCTGCCAGCCTTTTCGCATTAGCCAATGGTAATGTCGGCGCTGGTGCCAACATTTTTGAGTCTGCGGGCCTTGTTCTGCGGGATCTTGCTAACAAGACAGATGAGGAAGGCCTTGAATATCTGACTGACCTACAGCGAAGAGGTCTAATCGGAAGCAGCGCAGAGCTTCGAGAGATTCAGGATAACTTACGCAGGGGCACCGATCCACGAAACATGAATGTAATGCAGGACGCTGCGCTTGTATCTGATGTAGCCACTACTGGAGACAGGGGGTACAGAGTTAGGATAGGAGCCTTGGATCTTAGTGGGTCGCTTGACAGAAACAATAGACGCAATAAAGGCTGGCAGTTTTTAGGCAAGGCAGCAGATCTCTATCGCGCTGGTGACGATGTATGGAAAATATATAACTACGAGTTCGAGACATCTAAGCTTCGTGAGGCTTACACAAAAATCATTGATGACATCCGGCAAAACCGTGGAGCTATGACTGACGAGCAGTACCAGTTCCGGATCGACACTGCCACAAACAGATTTAAAAAGTTTTTAGGTGATGAAGAAGGTGGGTCTTTAGAAGAAGCAATCAAAAACCGGGCAGCGGACAATGTGCGTAACCTTGTTCCCAACTATGAGCTTGTCCCTCAAATAATTAAAGATATACGAGGTCTGCCTTTTGGAAACTTTATTGCTTTCCCCGCAGAAATCTTGCGGACAGGTTTTAATATTTTAGAGACATCCGCCAAGGAACTTTCTAGTGATGACAAAGCAATCCGCGAAATCGGAATGCGACGTTTGATGGGTGCTCTCGGTACTTTCTATGTATCCGGCCCTGTCATACGAGACACCGCTATGAAACTGGCGGGGGTCAGTGAAAAAGAAATGGAAGCGGCTCGTACTCTTTCAGCAGATTATCAAAAGAACAGCATCCTTGTTCCCTTGGGCAGAGATCAAGACGGCTTGTTAGAGCTTATGGACTACAGCCGTTTTAATCCTTACGATGCTCTTATCCGCCCGTTTGAGGCACTACTAAACAGCCTTGATGAGCAAGACAAAATTAATCCTCAGTCTGATTTCTTAGGAGAAGCAGGGCAAGTACAGACAGCGTTTGAAGAAGCAGTGTTTGAGTTCCTAGAGCCCTATATTAGTGAGTCTATTGCTTTAGCTACTTTAAGAGATATTCTGCCGGGTACTGCGGGGGGCCGTACTCCAGAAGGTGGCCGGACGCAGTCGGGTGCGGTGGTCTACAGAGAGCCTGAAACACGGATGAAAAAGCTAGAACGGTCTTTGGTTCATGTTATCAATCAGTTGGGGCCGATGAACCTTACGCCACTTCGTGTGCCAACAGGGGCGGATTTTAATGAGATCGAACTATCCCGACTACCTAGAAGTTTGTTCAGTAAAGTAGAGACATTCGGAGTCTCTGAAAGAGAACCTAGCACAGGTAGAACATACGCACCAAAGGGAGAGCTATTCCGTCAGCTTACAGGTCTGCAAACATATAAGGTAGACCCTGAAAGAATCGCTAAATTTAAAGCCAACGAGTTCAAAGACCTTCGGTCTCAATCAGCTACCTTGTTTAATGATATGGCTAACATGGATTTTGCTGACGAAGACGACTACATTCGTGGATACCTTGCTGCAAACGAAGCTCGTCTAAAGGTGTTCCGTAAGTTTGCTTTGGATGTCCAAGCTCTTCGAGATCTAGGTCTTAGTAAACGTCAAGTGGCTCAACTTCTAAAGAAAGAGCGGCTGGGTAAAAAAGAGATAGACTCGATTCTAAAAGGAGACTACCTGCCATTTTCACCTAGTGAAGAAAAAATAAAACAGGCAGAAGAGAAGGGGCACAACATTCCAAAAGGTATGTTGAGGATGCTTGAAGCAGAGTTACGGAAACTTTCGATTGACCCACGTTTGCCTGAAGAAACACCGAGCGAAGCTTTTGTCTCACCGCGAGATAGATCATCACGCAGCAGACCTCCTGCACCTGCAGCCGTCCTGCCAACTGTGGCTGGGCAAGCATTACAGAATATGTCGTTGCCGACAATGCCCGCTGCACCAGCAGCACCGCAGCCCGGTCCAACAACCAAGGTTCCGGGGCAGGTTGCTGGAACTCCAATGACTGTCAACTATCAAGGGACACAGATACCCGCTGAACTATTAGGCGGCAACCCCGAAGACATAATGAAGAATGTGGAAATATACCGCAGGAGCCAACAGCAATGAACAAAGACAGATTAAGAGAAGAGCTTGCAGAAGATGAAGGCTGTAAGTTCGAGATATATTTAGATCACCTTGGTCTACCAACCTTCGGAATCGGGGCACTCATAAAGGAGCATGACCCTGAGTACGGTCAGCCAGTGGGTACGCCTGTGTCAGAAGATCGGGTACGCCAGCGGTTCACCCTCGACATCGCTGTGACAATCGAAGACTGTCAGGTTTTGTACGATGACTTCGACGATCTACCGGAAGAAGCGCAGTTAGTGATCGCGAACATGATGTTCAATATGGGAAGGCCACGACTTAGTAAGTTCAAGGGCATGAAAGCAGGGGTCGATGACCGAGATTGGGAACGCGCAGCCGACGAAATGGTCGATTCTAGGTGGCATGATCAGGTTCCGAACCGGGCCAAGCGTTTGGTTAAGAGAATCCGAGACCTGGCAAAGGCCTGAAATCATTACATAAAAACATCGATTCTCGTCGACCTCAGTATCGATGACCGTATCATTATACCTCGAAGTCGCTGAGATTTGACGTTTAAAAGAACTGAACCATATTTATTCTAGGTTCATTGCGGTATTTATCGTAATCATTCACCGCAGCACCGTGCAATCTATTACCGTCGAATAAAACCATGCGGTTAGGTCTGGCTTCTATTAGATCATACTCATAATCAGTTATATCCATTAACGCATCGTCTGTTTCTTGCTGCTCAATGTTGTAATTTTTTTTGTACAACGCGGTGCCTCCATCGCTGATACCATCAATATAAATAATCATATTGATGGTATTTTCTATGTGTGGTACTTGACCCCATCTTCTGTTTGCCGCTAATTTTCTATCCCCCATTTTAAATATATTGAAGTAAAAAGCTGGGTCCCAATGGGGATTGTGATGTTCCCATTCTTTAGTGCTGTTTAACAAACGGCTAAAATACTTTTTTCGTTTCTCCACCATACTTTCATCTGGTGTTACGTTTCTAAAAATAGTGCGGCAGTCGTAATAGTCTTTAAAGTTCCTGCTGCTTTCGGACATGTGGTAGTTTTCATGAGGGCATTCATACAAACATTTTTGTACCATCTTAAAATTTTTAAAGAAATTATCTACGACATAAAACCCGTTCATTTTCTGGATGTTTTCGTTATAGCTGGGCTGGAAAAGATGTTCGGGTTGAAAAATCATGACGTAGTCTCCTTACAGTATTAAACCAAAAACTTTATCACATCGAGCGCCGTTAACAGTATATAGGTTCGCGGTCCTAGGATCTTGTTGTATGTTAGCCACCATCTCACCCAATCGCACATTGCATTGACCCATTGTTTCGTATGGTCCGCGTAAATCTCTCAGGGCTTTGCAGTCATCAGGCACACTTGCCAGACAAATTAAGATCATAGCCTCAAACATATCATCCTACCTCACCCTACCTCACCCCAGTTGTTACCTAGCTCTGCATCCACTTCAAACGGAACCTTTAAATCAGGTATGCAAGTGGACATGATCTCCACAATTTTATCGCTCTGCTCTTGTGACTCTACATTAAAGCACAATTCGTCATGCACTGTTAGTGTCGGGCAAAGACCTTCACTGTAACAAACTGCCATTGCTTTCTTAGTTTGGTCAGCGCTCGAACCTTGGATAAGCCTGTTCAAAGCCTTGTATGTAAATGCCCTGCGGATCCTGCCTTTGCTGCCATATTCTTTCATAGCTTGTTCTTGCGGCAGCGGCCTGTTGTATGAGTATGAGACTGGTTCCCACATATCAAACCGACATTTGCGTCCTAGCCATGTCCGTATCACGCCTCGCTCTGAAGCATAGCGTGAGGTCATGTCAGCCAACCCTTTTACAAAAGGAACCTTGTCGTAGTATTTGTTGAGCAAAGATGTGGCATCCTCTTCTGTAATGTCGAGGACGTTTGCTAATTTCTTTTTGCCCATGCCATACATAATACCAAGGTTAACTGTCTTGGCTTCCTTGCGTGGTATCTCAGCCATGTCGGCTACCATCTGGTGGAAGTCTGCATTTCCGTTTTGGTACATAGCGACAACCTCATCGATCTGAGGATGGCGTTCAGGACCTGTCAGAGTTGCACAGTAATGAGCTAGCCATCTTGGCTCTTGTGAGGCATAATCAAAAGAACCCCACTTGCAGCCATCTTCTGGTATAAACAACCCACGGATCATTGCTTTGATCTCTGGGTCACGCGCGGGGATTTGCTGTAAGTTCGGATTGCTCGAAGAAAACCGCCCGGTTACAGTGCCTCCATCATCAGAACGCAAGGAGTGAAAATCACAATGAATTCTGCCGTTATGCGAATGCTCAAGAATTGTTTCAACAAAAGTCGTGTTGGCTTTGTTAAGCTCGCGGATGCGTACAATTTTCTTAGCCAGCGGGTGCTCGTGGTTCGCCAAAAACTGTTTGGTAAAAGAAGGCGCACCAGACTTTTCTGTTGTCGCATACTTGACCCCCACAGAGTCGAAGGCTTTTGCAATAGATGTCGCAACCCAAGGCTCGATGGAGACGCCAGTCTCTTTCTTTACTTCTTCAAGTAAAACCTTTTCGCGGTTACTTAATTCCTTCTTTGTTTGTTCGGCTCTGTCGATGTCTACTCTTACCCCGGTTGTTTTCATGTCAAGCAGAACGGGCAGAAGACTTGTCTCAAGTTCGAAGATAGAAGTGCACTCGTCTTTAACTAAGTCAGCGCGAAGTCTTTCCCACAGACGCAAAGTAACTGCAGCATCTTGCTCGGCATACGGACCAACGTATCGGGAAGGAAGACGGAACATCTCCGCCTTGGGGTTGATACCAAACTCCTCGGCTGCAGAGCGTAGCATCTTCTCATCTTTCCGCTCAGATAAATAATCCCTAGCCAGTGAATCCAAGTTATACCAGCGGCGGTTTTCATTGAGCAGCGGCGCAGCAATCATTGTGTCAATGACCTTGCCCTGCACCTCAATCCCCTCGGCTCTTAACCAGCCAAGATCATACATAGCATTGTGCATCACCTTTTCTATGTTAGGGGTGGCTAACATCTTCTTGAGCCAGTTCATCACAGAGGAACGAGGTAGGTTACCCGCGTCATGTTTGATTGGAAAATACCAAGAGCTATCACCAGCAGCTACAGCTATGCCGATGATATATCCATCATTCCTACACCACCCCGGACCCAGCTTTAAAAGGTTCGGGTCTCTAGTCTCAAGGTCAATAGATATCCTTTCATACTGTGTAAGATCTGGGAACGACGACGGGGGAGACCAGTCGCTGTCCATCTTGCCCCACGCAACATCTTTTAAATCTTGCGCCAGCAAGTGATACTGATATGACTCACTCATAATAGCTCTCGATATCTTCCAATGAATGCTTAAAAATAAACACAGGTGTCCTTGGCCCAACGTAAGCACCGGCTACGTTAAAGTTGAAGAACTCAATTGCATCCCCCTCGTCCATTCCCTGCGCCATTAGTATGTCGATGCACTTTTCCGCATCATAGGCAATCACCTGTTCCAAGTCCCCACATCTTTCCGCGATACCTATAACAGCTTCATCAAAACCATCGGCTTTGTAGAAAAACTTGTCGGCTTCTTTAACTAACGTCATCGGTTAATTCTCCTCCGCAGGCAAGATACCCGCATCCGTCTACCCAGTTGTCAATGTGATTCGGGTTTGATGCTATCCGCGCAATCTTTAAAAGAGTCATCTTGACAGCGCAGTCCATTCCCGTAGGCAGGTCATCAGGTTTGATACTGTCCCACCAGTACCAAACGGTTTCGATGTTTCTAAAGTTGTCTTCCATCTCACCGTGCTGTGCAGCGCGGTCATTGGTTACATAGCCTTTTGCTGTGTCTAATACTTCTGCTCGTTTCATATTGAAAATCCGTAATATCCTGTTGGTTCGATCAGGTGAAGGTGTTGTTTAGTGCGTGTTGCACCGACGTAAAAAACCCTGAGCTCACTATCCTGATCAGGGTTTTCTATGCATGCTTTTGTGGAATCTAAAAAGAGAGCGACGTTATCCGCCTCGCCACCTTTTGCTTTGTGAATCGTCGAGATCCGGATCCTCGGACTGCCAGATAGTAATCGCTCCCCCCGCCGACGTACCGACGTAATGTAGCCTATCTCCTTGTCCGACACTTTCAATACATTCATCCACTGCATCTCTGCAGTCACGTTCAAATCGCATTTGTCGATGATGTCGTCCAGAGTGTAGGAAAGATCTGGATCTAAAGATTGTAGGCTTCGTCGTCCAGACTTCGTAATAACATTTCCGTTGAGTTGCTTCGAAAAGTTCTTCAGTTCTGTCGCTGATAAGGAAAATCCTTTGCATAGTTTTAACCACACCTCAATACCGTTTAAGACGTTCTGGGACAAGGACCAGCCGGTTCCTTCTCTCCAGAATAGATACCCATCGTCTTTCAGTTGGGAGGCGATCTTATTCGCAATATAATTTGTCCTTGCCAGAATTAGCCATTCACCAGTCTCCAAGTCCAACTCCATGATATCACGATGCCATGAAAGGTTGCCTCGTCGTTCGGTGGGTTGCCAAACCTTGTCTTGTCTGATACCCACTCGGCGGACTAAGTCGTCTGAAAACTGGTGCACGGACAACGGTACACGGTACGACTTATCCAAGATAATCTTGTGCTCGCTCGCATTCAAGAAATCCGATACACGAACCCCCATCCAAGAGTAGATGCACTGATCATCATCGCCCGCGTAGTAAACCTTCTTCGAGTTTGGCACTAAAACTTCTTTAACCATCTTCCACTGAAGCGGGGCTAAGTCCTGTGCCTCATCGATAATCAACAGATCATAGCTTGGCCCTGTGCCCTGAGCTATAAAGTCCTCAATCATGTCCACAAAGTCACGCTTGTTGATTGACTTCTTGTAGTCGGCGTAAGCCTTGTCCAAAGTCTTTAGCTGTTGAAAGTGTAGGTTGTAGTCACCTACGTCATTGAACTGCTCTTCAAGACTAACCCCTCGAACCCGAGCCATCTGAATCATAGACAAATACTTGTCGCCACCTGCGCCCGGGATGAACAGAACACCCTCCGACATATTGTTCGAAGCGTTGCCTCTAAATTCCAAGCCTACTAGCTTGCCAAGATCATTGTAGTCTCTGCCCTTGAAGACATCCTGAGACCGCATACCAAGCCAGTTGAATGCAAGTGAGTGTAGTGTGCGGAACCATAAAAGAGATTTGTCGTCAACATTCAGTTCTGCCAGTGCGCGTTGCTTTGCCTCCTCCGCAGCTTTCTTACTGAAGGACATAAACGCTATCCGTGTTGGGTCCATGCCCCCAGCTATAGCATCCTTAACAATGCTGATTAAGCGTGTAGTCTTGCCTGTCCCCGGCGGTCCAAAGATTGTAGTTTCCATTAGAATGGCACCTCCGATCTTTCAACATTGACTTCTGGGGTAACCACCTCTGCAGCAAATTCCGGAACCCACCACACACGGACAGATTTCCACTTACCACTCGATGTCTTGAATCGTTTAACACCATGAGCATCTGCACTTTCGTTCATCTCTTTTATGCGCTCCTGCACCTGAGCACGAGTGTAACTGTCGAATTTCTTTTGGCGCAGAAACTCCATTAAAGAATCAAGCCTAAAATATGTAAGCTGTTCTTCTGCTTCCGTGTATGGCTTGCCCAGCATTATCTCTTCCACAGTCTGAGCCTGAACCCTACCGTTGCAATAGCTTTCAATTAGATCCAAGAACTGACCTTTGTATGTTAGTTCTTGAGGCACTTCTATCTGATTGCAGTTGTCCATCAAGTTGTTGATTAATGCCTGCCAGTCCGCATCCTTTGCTCGCTCCGGCATAAAGTTTAACTGCTCCATACATGAACGCTGAAACAAGCGGGGGTTCTGTAGCTCGTCAGTTATTAGCTCCAGCCTACGACCATCGATATCCAAGAACCACAAGCGTGGCTCAGACAACACAACCGACAGCCCACTAATTGTAGGCATTGAACCACCTGAACCTATGCCATGCTTCATAGTGCGGCACACATTCTTGTTACAGTAAGAAGCCATCGGCTCTTCACTGCACAGGTAGCCCCACTCCTTCTTTTCAACCTGATTCTGTATGGTTACAACTTCAGACGCAGGTAGTGGTGGCTTGAAGTCCTTTGCATTATGCTCTTCCAGCAAAGCCTTCCAGTTAACTTCATCATATTTTTTTAAGAATATACCAAGCTGAAAAGCAAACTTGTTGCGTTCCCCCTCGCCCACACCAAGCATAAGTTTTGCGCGCACACAGGGGATGTAGTCTGGGTATAGATTCACCTCGCCACCAACAGGCAGCTTCATGAACTCATTGGGGTCAACGCTTACTTCGTCAACCATGTCTAGGAATTTTTCTAGTGTCGCCCCGTCCCCGTCCGGAAGTATCGCTGGGCGCATCGTCTGTTCCGAATCAAAGTACGGAAGGTTAATGAAGTTGCCAACATCACCACGCTCGACCAAAACCTGTTCCTGCTTCGGAAAGATTTCGCACTTGCCATGCCCAAGCATAGCAGCAATCTCTGCAGCTTTGTCTCTGAATTGTCCGGCACTTATCCACTCCTTAAAGAAAAAGAATATATGGGCGCCGCCTGATTTAGAACGGCACACGATACACGGTACATTGTTTTGAGTCAGTTGTTTGATAAGAGAAACATGATCAAGCGGGTACACATCAATATCAAGTGCACCAAACTTACATTTGTTTTCCTCGTTAATAGGTATAGATCCAACGCCTGTCTTGCCGTTTAGGTGTGCTTCTATAAGCTGCACAGTTAAAGGGCTACGCACAACGTAAGACTTAGCTTTTGTTTTTCCGGCTCTTCGTTCTTCTGATATATCTGTACGTCCATGTGCAGCGCCAAATCCGGCAAACGCTGCCATGAACCTTTCCGCAAGGGTCATAGCAATCTCCAAAAGGGATGGGACGACAGCAAGAGGGCGTAGCTGCCGCCCCAACTGTTTTAAAACGGTACGTCGTCAGTCTTTGTAGCCTGCTGCATCTCATCAGATGTGCCTGCCGCCGTTTTAATTTCGCCTTTTTGGAAACTGTCAGCCATTTCTTTGGCTCGAAGCATGCCTGCGGAAAGCTCTTCAGTGACGTTTGTCTCCCGAACAATCCGGAAGTTATACCATGTGCCTTGATCATTACTCTCGGACACGGTGGTAATTTTCCATGCAGTGCCATAGATAGGGAGAGTAAAAGGTCCCTTCTTACCCATAGCAGTGATGTTTGTGCGTTGAGCGTTCCACTTCTTGGAAACCTTTAACTGGGTCTTCTTCATGTCCAACACTGCCGGAGTGCAGTCACCTGTCTCCGGGTTATAAACCATCACCAAATGCTGATGACAGCGCACCAATTCGTTACCCGACGGCAGAATCTCCGCAGGGCCTTCGCGGTATGTGTTGTTCAAGTCAGGGCTGCTCGCTGGTATCTCCGCGACTAAGCCACCACCTTGTGACCGTGGAACAAACTCAAGATACTTCATCTCAAAAGCTACAGGGATAACTGTAACACCTGTTTCTTCAGGGTATATCTCACCTGTTACAGTGTTAAAGATATCACCTTGTGAAGCACCCTTTATGTAGTCAGGCTTCTCTTTGTTTAGCTGTGGGGACAGAGCTTGTAGAATCCGTACAAAAGGAATCTGCATCTGTTCCGCGCCGATGTTCTGTAATCCTGCACCAGCGTTTTCCTCAAAGATATCCATGAGGCCGTCTGGTACTAGGTTTGTTGACTTTGCTTCTGTTACTGCTGTGTTAGCCATTTCGCTTATCCCTTCTTGATAACTGCGCGGTTGCCGACATAAACACCAAATGTGTCGTAGTCGATGTCTTGTTGAGATTCAATACGATTCTTTACCCATGACCGTAAAGTCATAGGGTGAATGTGAGTTTTCTGATTTGGCTCAAGACCCTGACCTCGCAGATCATCGAGTATAGCACCAGCCATATTGTCTTGGCCCATACCAAACGTCACTACAACATCATTTTTGATAATATCTGCTTCACCAATAGAACGCAGGAAGTTATAAGCGTCTTCCTTACGGTCATCTGGTATACGCGCAGAGACATACTTCTCGACAGAGATCTTATTACCATCCACTGTCAAGCTTTGTACGCCAAGCTCTTCCATCAACGATGGAATATCTTCCTCGTCAATAGTGCGCTTCTTGGCTTTCAGGTCTTTAAGAAAACTTTCCGTCTGTTTGATCTCATCGTCAACTGATTGCGACTGTCTTATCAAACGAGATAGGCGGGTTGTACTTTCTTCGCTAACTTGGTCAAATGCCTTGGCGCTAGCGGCCTCTTCTTCAAATAACGAAAACACATCGTTCATCGTTCATCGCTCCTTGTTTAAAGTTTATCCCCTTCGGGATTGGTCTTCTGGTTCTAATTGCTAACTTCCACCCTGTCAACTGTTTTTAAATAGCTGTCAATTATGTAAGTCATCTGGCCTCCTATTGTCCTTCCTTCCTTATCCGCCAACACTTTAATTGTCTCGTGTACCTTATTAGGCACTGAAACAGATTTATATTTTGTATTGTCCATTCTCACTCCTTGTTTTTAAAACTTCTGTGTGGAATACTACGCGAGTCGGCTGGGATTTAAAAGGATTTTTTATGAAAAAACCCAACTACCGGAATGTTGAAGGCAAGAGATGTGAGATTATAGCTATAGACTGGCTGCTTTCGCAGGGCTGCTACACCTACACTCCTACCATGGAACAAGGGCCCGTTGATATTGTAGCCCTTTCCCCCAAAGGTGAGTGCCTCTTCTTTGATGTTAAAAAGGCAAGTCGTAGAGAGGACGGTAGTATTATAAGCCGCACTCTGAAAGAGAAGCAGAAGCGCCTCGGCGTCCGGCTTTTGTACGTCGATGTCGAGACCAAAGAGTGCCACCTTTACCCGCATCAGTTTAATCCTTTCCCCAGTTCTGCAACCAACGCTGGTAACCGACGATTCAACGGGGCTAAACCTGAAGCCATTTCTTCACTTCTTCGCCCAAAGTCACCCCCGCAAGATTGATCTTCTGCTGCAGGGCTTTGGCAATGTTAATGTCAACTGTGCCCGGGGTTACAAGATCAACATACAATACTCTAGACGACTGCCCAATACGGTGGCACCGATCTTCGGACTGCATTCGTGTCTCTAGGTTGTAGTCATTGGCATAATAAATCACGTTGCTTGCAGCAGTGAGGGTTAGTCCATAGCCTGCTGTCTGTGGGTTACCTACAAAGAACCGTGCCTCTCCGTGCTGGAAGGACGTTATAGCGTTTTGACGTTCATCATCTGTCGTGTCCCCAAAATAACTGACCACGCTCCCCGGTCCATGGACTTTAGCTAAAGTAGCTACAATAGCTTTTATGTCGTATCGAAATCTAGACCAGATGATAACCTTGCCAGACATCTCATCAATGGTGTCAAGCATAGCTTGGAGCCGGTTGCTTTTAATCTCAACCAGATCGCCGTCATCCGTTTTTAAATGCCCACAAAGAACCTGCTGCATGCGGAGAAGTTTTGTCATCACCTCGGATGCGGTTACTAGCTCACCATCTTCGAGCAGGGCAATAGCCGCCGACTTTAGACTGTTGTAGTGTCTTGATTGATCGTCAGTCAAAGGAACTTCCCGCACCGTGTAAATCTTAGGCGGTAAGTCGAGTGCATCTTCTTTGGTAACACGGTATGAAAAAGTGGTTAGCTTTTCCGACAACTCAGGTAGATTTCTGTATCCCACTATCTGCTGGAAACTGTGGTTACCCATTCGTTGAGTGCGTGTCATCGCGTACCGATTTTGAAAAGACCAGTAAGACTTAAAGCCAAGCAGGGAGGTGTCCAAGAAAGCGCATTGTGAATAAAGATCCAAGGGCGATTTGGTTACAGGAGACCCTGTTAAGATCCGCCTGTAG